CTTTTTGCATCTTCTTTACCCACTCACCTTTTGAACCTTTTTTCAACACAGGTGGAGTATCGGAATCTTCAGTTACAACTGCTTTTAAATCAATCTTGCCACCAAACACTTCCATTGCTTTTTTGTAACGTGCCTGACGATCAGCAAGACCAATGTCGCCACCGTTGATGATCTTTGTCATTTTAACAACATCACCGGTATCCGCAACTGCATTCAGCTTCTTTGCATTCCAGAACCAGCAAGCACTTTCGATTGCACCTTTTTCTGTTGCAACATAATCAGCAGCTTGTTCAGCAGTCATGTTAACACTCTTACCAAAGTTGGTATAGTTCTCACGGCCAGTAAGTTGCTTTAGTCCACGACCACGGAATCTCCATCCGTCGCCTTCTTTTACGTTGCCCATTTTAGAACTACGGAACTCATCCATGTAAACATAGTTTGCGATCTTTTCTGGATTGCGAGCATACTCTTTTGCATCACGCTTGCCTGGTCCAAAGTAACGACCAAATATTTTTAGTAGAGTTTCTTCTTTGTAGTTCAGGTTCTCTTCTAAGGTCATAAAGTTTCCGCTTTCGTGAGCACACTGAGCGATAAACCCTGCAACTCTTGCTTCTGTTGTAATATCATATTTTGGAAGAATATCAGCTAGTGCATCATACCATTCGTCTACTTTTTTGTTTCCTGGTATAAGTGCAGCTAGTTGTTCTTTGGTAAATTTAAATTTAAAACTCATTGTGTAAAATCCTTATTTGTTAATTCTTTCTAAAACAAGTGTGTTACCATTGTTTTCAAATGTGAGTTTATCACCATATTTGGTAATATTATAATCCCCAATATATTTTGAAAGATATATTATTTCGGCAAATTCCCAAGGATTAAAACTCTCATTAATTGCGTCTAGTGTTTGTTGTGTAGGTCCATAGTCCACAAACTTAAAAAACACTGGATCAGCATATGCTTTTTTGATTCGTAGTATGTCATCCCACATGTCAACACTTTCTACAAAACTCTTATTAAAAAAGTTTTTGTAATTATCTAATCTAGATTCAGTAACCCTGACACTGTATTCATCAGCACTAGTGGGTATAGCAGCTTCAAGTGCTGATTGTTCTAATGGAACACTGCGAAAGTTTTTGTAGTAACGAAACTTTAGATCGTCGATACCAGTGAGTTTACTTATGCCGTCTGCCAGTTCTACTATTTGTTCACTAGCTTTGCGATCTCTCTCAATTTCAACAAAAACTTTGTAGGTGCCATCACTTTGTTCACCACTGGTAGCATCAGCATCTAGTACAAAAGGATAGCCACGCTCAACAAAACCTACAAGGTCATCTGCGCTTTCTTTGGTTTTAGTGCTAAACGCAATAGTAATAATATCTTGGTCAGCGCCCATTTTACTTTTATAGCTGTCAATTTCTACAATTTTATCTACTAGATTTTTAAGATCTTCTGTTCTTAGGCTCATATTGCTAGACCCTCATCTCCTGTTACTGTTTGATCGGCAGGTTGTTGTTCTGGAGTAGGCTCAGGAGTTTTAGTTGGTTCTATAAATGCGTCTTCGATATATCCGGTGTATATATCAGCTATTAGCTTCTTAGGCATCTGTATCTGTACAATCCAAATTGGCTTACGATCCAGTTTACCTTTTTTTGTACCGGGGCGAATGTCATCTGGGTTTTCTATTTTTCTAGGTACAATAAGATTACTGCGTCTGTATCCTACCTTACAATCATAATCTAGTAAACGCTTGCCGCCCATAGGGTCTGGCATTTTATCTTCTGGCCACATAAAACTACAAGTAACCCAGTGACGATCAATCTTTGGGCCTTCTGCTAATTCGCCATCTTCCCAGTTAGCATAAACATAGATATCTAGTTGATCCAACACACGCTCAAAATCTTTTAAGATTTGAAAAGCAGTATTTGAATCATAGATATTTTCTATATTCTTAATTATATCGAGTACGTCATGCATGATTAGTTAACCTATTTTACTATAGTTATTTATCGACAAGACAAACTTAAACTATATTATTTCTTTTATGTCTAGATGGTAAATATCTTTGTAAGGACAAGTTTGCCTTACAGCAAATACGGTCCTTATTGTTTTTTAACCCAAAGGAGGACACTTAATGGGTGCTAAAAGAGCTTCTAGAAAGCGCAATAACGTTCAACCATTCAACACAAACGTAGTTGAAATCAACACTTATCAAAAAAAGAAACCGGTAACAATACTTCCAAGAAATAGAAATCAAGAAAGCTATGTGTTAAAGCTGCTAGACGAAACAAAAGATATAGTCTTTGGAATTGGTCCAGCAGGAACAGGTAAAACTCTATTAGCTGTGCAGGTAGCTGTAAAACTATTCAAAGAAGGTGCTATCGATAAAATCATTGTTACTAGACCAGCAGTGTCAGTAGATGAAAATCTAGGATTTCTTCCAGGAACATTAGAAGATAAAATGGCTCCATGGACAAGACCAATTTTTGATGTGTTGAGAGAGTATTTCAACTCAAGAGAAATTGAAGGCATGATAGAAGAAGGTATTATTGAAATTGCTCCACTTGCATATATGCGTGGACGTACATTCAAAAATAGTTTTATTCTAGCAGACGAAATGCAGAACGCAACACCTAATCAAATGAAGATGTTGTTAACTCGTTTAGGCCAAGGCAGTCAAATGGCTGTAACAGGAGACCTAGCACAAGCAGATCGTTTAAAAGACAATGGCCTAATTAACTTTGTTAATCTTCTTAAAGAAAGTCAAGCAACCCATATAGATATAGTTAACTTTGGACAACAAGACATTGAACGACATGATGCAGTTAAAGAAGTCCTTCAGATATACGGAGACGAATAACTAATTTTATCTTCGTGTTGATTTAAAACTTACTATTGGAGGAGGTTGAATAGGATTTTTAATCTCCTCCAATAACCATTCTCCTTCAGTAAAAAACTCAGCATCAATTACAGGATCTTCACCAGCAGGCCCCCAATAAATTTTTATACGCTTAATGTACTTACGCCACCATAGCCATTTACCACTGGTAGTAAGCACAGGCCTCCAAGCAAACTTTTCTTTAACTTCAATTTGGGGCATCATTTTTCTTTTTTAACAAATAAAGAGTATATTCGTTTTCTGTAAAGATAAGATTCCAAGATGTGCCTTTTACTGGCGGCTTACCCATATTGTCGTAATATATGTGTAATTCAACATATTTTTTTAACCAAACACGTTTTTTGCTGAAATTACTATACACAGGAAACCATGCAAAGCGTTCAAATGCCTGTTCTTGCTGATTTCCTATGTATGCACTAATATGTTTCATACTGCCATTGGTGCCGGAATACTATCCATTGGATCATATCCTATAAGTTTGTATTGGCTAGGCTTAGTTTTTACTAACTGATCTAGATCTTTAAACTTAGGCATTTCCAGTGTAGGTCCTATACGTGGTTTTCGCGTAATCTGCTCTTGTACTTGATCTAAATGGTTGAGGTATATGTGGCAATCACCTCCAGTCCAGATAAATTCACCAACCTTTAGATCAAGTAACTGAGCAAACATGTGAGTTAGCAAACTATAACTCGCAATGTTAAACGGAACACCTAAAAACATGTCTGCACTACGTTGATACAATTGACAGCTAAGTTCGCCATCTTGTATATGAAACTGGAACAGTGTATGACATGGCGGCAGTGCCATTACGTTTACACGATCGGCATTCCAGGCACTTACAATGTGTCGTCTGCTGTATGGATCGTGATACATATTTTCTAAAACTTCTGCAATTTGATCAACAAAACCTAGTTGTGCATCCCAAGTGCGCCATTGATGGCCATACACTGGCCCGAGATCTTTGATTATATCAGTGTTAACATATCCTAAATCTCGTGCTTGTTTATCAGCATTAGCAGTCCAAATAGTAGATTTACCTACAAGTTCTTCCCTTGATTTTTCAAATGTAATCTCAGCAAGTCTGCGTTCATCGCTAGAACCTTCCAGCATCCACAATAGTTCACCTACTACTGCCCGCCAAGCTAACTTTTTAGTAGTTACAGCTGGAAATTCATTACGCAGATCAAACCGCATTTGATAACCGAACACACCGCGGGTACCTACACCGGTACGGTCACTTCTATCTTTGCCGTGTTCTAAAATATATTCTAATGCTTCTTGATATTGTTTCATCGTTTAATCCATTTGGTAACTATACCAAAACTTAGAACTTCTACACTGCCCATATGAAATTGTTTTGTAATTTCTTGTTTTGGCAAAAATGTGTCGCATTGATAATCGCCTTCCACATTGTTTAGCCACAGCTCGTCACAAATAGGTAAGCAACTTTCTAATAGTGTTGCTCCGCCAATGATCCACTTATCTCCGCCCGATATGTATGGTAATGTTTGTACAATTGCATTTATATTCATTACAGAATCCGCACCTGGAAAATGAGATAAATTTTTTGTAGAACATACAATGTTTTTTCTATTAGGAAGCGGTTTCACAGGTAAACTTTCCCAGGTCTTACGACCCATAACTACAGTGCCACCTTTGGTGCATTCTTTAAACCACTTTAAATCGTCTGAGTTTTTAGGCCAAGGCAAATCACCGTCTTTACCTATACCCCAATAAGAATCGTGTGCTAAAATTGCTCTAATCATAATTATAATCTTGCCAATCTAATAAGCACAGCCGCAAGATTAATTTCAGGATCGGCTACTAGTGTGTGATCTACTAGCCCTTGTTTAATAATTAATACAGCTGAATCTTGTTTTTCGTTGTCACCAAACAGTTCGATATTGTCATAGAGCCAACGATAAATTTCTTCCATTTCTTCTGCACGTACTGCACCGCACAACAGTTTACGAGCTTCTGTAATTTTCCCTGCCTTAAACAACTCAACCATTTCGATTTTCCAGTCACTCTCACCAGCGTCTCCTTGACTAGGAGCAGTTAATTCGCCGTTTTGACTGTTCATTTGCACCATGTTGATGCATTTACGAAGATCAGGATATGTTGCTTTTACGTAAGTGTCCAGCGTATCCAAGTCGGGCGTAATGCCTTCTGTGATAAGAATTTCTGCTACACGAGCAGTAAATTCAGTTTGGTCAATCTTAGCAATATGGAAACCTTGACATCTGCTGTGGATAGCAGGAATAATACGATTAGGATAGTTACAGGTTAAAATAAACCTAGCAGTGCTGTGATATTCTTCCATAACACCACGTAGTGCTGCTTGTGCGTTTGGAGACAAATAATCAGCTTCGTCTAACAACACTACCTTAAAATCACCAAACGGAATCATTTGTACAAAGTTAACAATCTTGTCACGTACATCATCTACGCTGTTTGTACGACTTGCGTTGATTTCTAAAATGTCCAATGGATTAACATCCAGTTCATTGAACAACAGTTTTGCAAGTGTTGTTTTACCAATGCCAGCATTGCCACTGAACAACAGATGTGGAATACTTCTGTCCTTGATCCATGTTTTTACTTGGCTACGTTGTGCTTCGTCACGAAACACATAACCATCAACCGTTTTTGGTCGATACTTCTCTACCCATAATTCTTTCAAGTTCTTCTCCGTATTCTTTTTCAAACTTTTTAATCAATGCAGCCATCATAGGGCTGTTATCATTTTCCATAATTTCTCTAAGACTAACCTTATGCTTTTTCATTGATTAAAGTACTCCATGTTTTAAGTTTTTCACGCTTTAGATCTGCTCTAGCATAGATTTCTTGCCAATCAAATAATCCATGTTCGCTCATTAGTTCTAGCATACACAGCACATCTCCTGCCTCTTCTACTAACATACTAATATACTTGTCATTCTTTGCATTGTCAAGACTATCGTACTTGCGCATAAGTTTCATGCACACCTGTGTAAGTTCTGCACATTCTTCTGCTGTAATAGCCATTAACTGTTGGAAGTCATTGATAGGCGTTTCGAGATCTTGATTACTTACCATGTTCTTGTCTTTTTCTAAGATCGCAATAGTCAACAGTCCAGAGAGAGTATACTAATCCTGCTAGTAGACCGTATGAAATATTCATCCAAAAGTTATCACTAGTTATACTGGCTATACTAAAACTAAGTATTATATCTGCTGCAAGAATAGCAATCGCCCAATCATACCAACGTATCATACCTACCTCAATATAAAATATGTTTACCCATTATTTTGTCCATCCGTGGTGTTTAAAGATAATTTGTACACTCTTGGCTTGGAAGTAAGCATCTGCAAGAGCATTGTGTAGATTGGTCTGCATGTCTTTGCGAGGATCCTTAGGCATACGTTTGGTGATTGTTCTAGAATCATTAATCTGCCAAAACTGCCACGGAATAGGTTTGCCTACCATACGGTACATGTTTTCAAGAATAGTAATGTCAAAGCCATAGCCTTGGCCCCAAATCTCATCAACACCCACAACCCACCGATTAAGTTGTGACAATGCTTCTTCTACAGTAACAGCACCAGTCTGATCAAATGCTTCTTCCATAACAGCAGGATCTTGTCGACCCCACCATTCAATAGTGCTGTCGCTTGTTGTGCGTCCAAGCCGGTCTTGATCATCTACAAGAATTTTAAGATACAGCTCTGAATGTGGTTCGGCGTCAGTAGTCGGGTCAAATTTAACTGCTCCAAGACTAAGAACAGTTGCGGTAGGAAACACGTCAAGGGTTTCCAAGTCAATCATGCCATGAATGGTCATCGTTTTCTATTCTCCTGTCCTATGCCTGAGATAATAAGGAACACATACAGTAAAGGCCAAGCCCACCCTGTCAAATATCCCGTTGTGTGTAGAATCATTAGTGCAATACCTGTAGCACCAGTTGTGCCTATACCGCTAGTTTGTGGTACTGGTAACTTCATGAGAACTCCTTGCTTTGCAGTATATTAGCATATCACAAGCAAGGAGTCAACGGTTTTTATTCTCTATTTTCTACAAAGTTAGCAAGTTGCGGAGGTTGCCAACCTTCTGGCTTGAGAACTTTTCCATCTTCGCGCTTACGAACTTTGCCTGTAGCAGAATCAATCTTAGCAAAGTTTGTACGCATCACTTCATTCCAAGCACCTTCTCCGTCAAAGCCTCCTGCACGAATAGCACCCATAGTAACAACAAGAATGTCAACAAGAGCATCCAGTTGTTCTACACGGTCATTTGCTTCAATGGCATCTTGCAGTTCGGTGTATTCTTCGTCAATAAGACCAAGATACATTTTGTAGTTTGCTTCACTAGGTGTTTGATCACATGCTGTATGAAACGTATCAATATCTTTAAATGGATTTGTCATTTTAAACTCTCATAAATGCTGACGGATCGATGGTTGCTGATTGGCCATCGCTATATTCTTTACCAATAACAACACCTTCTGGTTTGACGTCTGAATATGCCAATACACTTTCAGCTTCAACCATTCTAACTTCAATAGCACCTTCTGTGGGTGTTTCTAGTTTAACACCTCTAGTCCAACGACCATGTTCTACTAGGATCCAATCACCGATATTGTAATCATCGTTGTTGTCTGGACCTTTAGCATACACTCGGCCCCAGCGGGGATAAATGCCGCGTGTTTTACCATCATCTTCTGTAATGATAAGTCCGCTTTTAGTGCGTTGTTCTCCAAAATACATGTCAGAGACTAGTACACGATTGCCGATAGCCTTTAGACCATTTACTTTTAGAGCATCAAGATTAATTGCCATTATTCACCTTTTTGTACAAAGTTTCCGTTTGCGTCTTCGATCCAGTCGTCTTCTACCAGTTCTTTTTCTGCCGCAGTTAACGGTTCTTCGATTACTGCTTTTCTAGTAGTCCTACGAGCAACTGGCTTAGTTTCTACTACAGGCTGTTCTTCAACTTCCGCAGTTTTAGGTTTAGCTGTACCTGAATCAGGTCTAGCTTTGCCAGCTTGTGCATAATGCTCTTTTACAATGTCTTCACGTTTGCGAACAATCATGCCACCTGGGCCTAGTTCGTCGCCTCTAGCATTAACTTTAGCATTGCCAGCAGCAGGTGTAAGTTCGTTACGCTTGCGCAGTAGATCCATATCTACTACTTTTCCACGCATTGAACGATGTTGTTTCTTTCCTGGTGATACTTTAGACATATCAGTCTCCTTATAATATGCGTATATTTATCGTAAGAACTCGCGCCAATCAAGGCCATATTGAATTGAATCTATGCGATGTACACCAATCAAATATAGCACATAACTTGCCACACTTGAGCCTCGGCCCACACCCCACACAATACCATTCTCACGCATAAAGTCTACAAGATAGATCATATAGCGTAATAGATTTATCATACTGCGTTCTTCAAATGCTTTGAGTTCTTCGCAGACTCTATTCCATTCCGGTGTTTCTTGTATTTCGTATGCTTCAAAGATACCAGTTTTAGACATAAGTTTGGATATAATATACGCACCTACATCAAGGGTTTTATATTCGTCAGGCATGTACCATTCACTCTGACACACACTGTCAAACGTCTTTTGATCTACATCGATAGGAATATATTTTTGTAGTGTAGGAAGACCTTGGTCTTCCATAGCACTGTTAAACCGGTCAACATCATCGTTTGGATCGCAGAGAACTACGTGGCACTTGTCAATATTGCCACTGTATATCATATCTATTAGATCACGGTTCGTGAAACGTGGAATACCTAAGTCGTCTGTTTTCATTAGCATAAGAACAGTTTAACTGATATTGATTAAACTGTCAAGATCATTTCCGCCATTTTGTTGATATTGCTCTCTTTGGCGTTGAGCTGACATAGCTCTTCTATGGTATAGTTCTTCTTTGTATATTTCTAATACACCAGATATTTGTGATCTTAATCCTGGATTTTGAGTTAGAAAATACTTGCGCTGGAGTTCCATAACCTTGGACTCCAGCTGTGTTTCTGTAAGATTTGATAGACTGTCTATCAACGGGTTTATCATGCAAATACGCCTAAATAGTTTGCATAAACAGTATTGCCTTGGTTCACTGTCCAAAATTCTACAATAACTGGATTGTCTCTATTAGTTACGCTATCTACAGTTAGTGAAGCAGGGAAGTTGCCGCTTTTCTTAAGAGTGCCGCCACCTTCTACAGTCAGTGTCACAGTATGAACAACACTAACATCTCCGTCTGCGGCTGTGCCTCTAAACTCTACAGTAATCTTAGCATAGCCGTCGCGATTGGGCCAATCGGATAGTGTAAAGTTAGCAGTGCCGGGTGTAGCATTACTGTTTAGATTTAGTGCAATCCTTTGATAATGACCGTTTAGAAAACTGATACTATCTCCTGCAATCTTTGTACCTGCATTGAAATACTGTTCTGTAGTCTGTGTTAGTGACGCATCGGCAATAGTAGTTCCATTAAAGTCGTTGGATGCATCTAATTTAGCAGTTGAGTTTTGTAGCTGTGTAACTTCGCTTGCTGCTGTAGCAAGACCTGTTTTTATAATACTAAAGTTATCGCGAAATCCCTGTGTGTCATTGTCTACACCAGCTACTGGATATGCTGCGTCAATAGTTTCGCTTACGATATTACTGGTCATTTGTTTTCCTTGTTATACACATATTTATCGCTATTATACGTTAAATTGATAATTTGCGAACAGTATAAACTGTTCCTGTTGAGAATTTTCTGTTCTTTTTATTATATATCTATCAATATCATAGTTTATGTTTTTTTGATCAAAGTCGCTATTTTTAATATTAGCCAGTATGTCTGCGCTGGTTCCAGGCTTACAGTAGCATACAGGTATCGCAGTCACATAGTCAAGTTCTTGGAAACCGTTTTGCGGAGTTCTCATCCACAGTGGCAAATAGTTTCTTTCTTTTTTACCTACAGTTTCTATGTTATCTCTCATATGCTCAATGCTGGATCTGTATCTCACATTGTCTTTAGTTTGACTAACTTTGATAGCATTAGTGTCAGCTTTGATAGTGTTAGGAGGATTTGGTCTTAGACGCTGCGGCTCACTGTCACTCTTTTCAAGTGCGACACTTACGTCACTAGTATCAAACAGTTCTAATTCAAAATCTGCGTTGTCTACATTAAGATCAAAACTACCATCTCTAGTTTCTATTACTAGTTCATCATTTTCAGCAAATATAAATCTCACATATCCGCCACGCCCGTACACAGGCAGTGCTTCATACCCTAAGCCCGTTTTGGTTTGATCATCCTTAGCAGCATACAACAAACTATCTGCTGTGATACGATTTTGTGTATTAATCTTAAAGGTACTAGCAGTTTTTCCTCTAGAACTTTGAGCGAAGTCTTTTACTTCTATATATACAACTTCATATACTGTTTCATTACTGCCTGGTTCTCTAGCAATAGCAGTTTTAAACTCTCCTAGACCGTACTGTTTTCTACGATGATTTTTAGCAGCCGCAGCTACAAAGTTACCTACAGTTTTAGCTTCTATGCCAGCATAGACCAGCATGTCAAGATTTTTTTGAATACCAAACGCAGGATCGCCTAGTCTATAAATCTTTGAAGGGTTGAATACGTCTGTGTTGCTTACAAAGTTTCTATACAATGTACGCTCTACGTCCTTGAGCATTGGTCTCATATAGATATCAGTGTACTGTACATCGTCAAGGTCTTCTACTTTTAATATAAACTCACGCTCTATAGCAGTGTATCCAAATCTATCTCTAGCTTCTGCGGTAAATCTATAGACTCTATCAAATGTAGTATCACTTGGGAATACACCGTCCCAACTTAAAGTTTTATTGTCGAATGTGGTAAGTCCTGCACCTTCATTGTCAGGAAACTGTCTAGCAAATCCTACTATTTCACCATCATATCTCAGTGTCATGCCATTAGGCAGTTTACCACTTTTTAGAGTATAGATCATTCTAGTATCAGGTACTGTGGTCTCTGCTTCTATTTTTAGTGTACTAACAAAGTTGGCATTGATAGTGCCTAGATCCACAGGTGTAATCCAACTGATATTTGTATCAATTTCACCTATCACACGTAAATCAAATGTTTTGATAGTACTAGGTATATCAACATCGTCGCTAGTAGCTAATACTAAAGTTTCACTAAAGAAATCGTTTCTAAACAGTGCTATGCCTACATTGCGACCTTGATTCAGTTGACGTGATAGATTTCTGTCAAACTGTATTCTGTCTTCGTTATCTCTTAGCAGTGATACACGTATTTCCCCACTATCGCCAGAAGTAAGGAAGAAACTTCTAATGTTAGATATCACACGACTTCTAGCAGTGCTAGGTATTTTTATACGCCAGCGTGTGCGTTCTATAACTTCTATGTATGCTACACCACCATATGCTGATTCTAATGCTTGTGTTGTAGCCGTTAGTCTATCACTTAGGCTTAGTTCCTCTAGAGTTTCGGCAACCTGTGTCCAATTAGCAGTTATAAAGTTTATTTGTATATTACCGTCTTCGTCTAGAACTAAATCACCGTCTATATCTAATTGTGGAGTAACATTGTGAGAAACAATGCATCTATAAATGAATCCATTCCCGCCTGATTCTGTAGTATATACAACGTAGTCGCCTACAAAGTAGTTTTCATTTACCTGTATATTTTGCGGCGAACTGCTAGGATAAATCTCGTTATTAAACGGATCTGTTTGTGATATTTCATATTCAATGTATGGAGTGATACTGTCTATGGTATAAGTTTCACTTTCTTCAAAGCGAAGTATACGTTTATTATATTTTTCTTTATCGGCTTCGTTTAGTCTTTGAACAAACATGTAGTCTTGGCCAGTAAGTGCAGTTCTGCTTAACAGTAAGCTGATATTAGGAGCAAGTGTTTGATCAAGAAATATAATGTCATAGTCAGCATTTCTACTGTCTACGTTGGTAACACGATATTGTCTGCGTCCTAACAGAATGTCTCTGCCAATCAGATCAAATAGATCCTGTACTCCGTCTATGTTTCCAGTAAGATCTACTTTAAATATTTTAAATGATGTTTTGCCTAACAGAGTGTCTTCGTAGAAGTTGGCAAATATCTCCACAATGTCTAGATCTGTAGTTATACGTGTGGCTCTAACTGTAAACTTGTAGTCTGTAGTAATAGCAGGTTGATAGGGAATATAACCCACTATTTCACCTGTTTGACTGTCTAGACTTAGACCGGGCGGCAGTTCGCTAGGTGATCCATCGTTGTTTACACTTTCTAGTGTAAAAGTTATTATACCCTCCAATGTAGGATTATCTATTACATCTAGATAAAGTGTAGTATAGTTGTTAGCACGTTTAAATCCTAAATCACTAGGTGTTAACCAAGTTGGTGTACGAACATTTGTAGCATCTGCTCTAAACACACCTGTACTAGATCTCATTACAGTGTTATCTGCTTTAAGATAATCATCACCTACCACATAAATTCTAAATTCTCTGCGTACAAAAGTGTCTCCGTCTGTAACTGTTACAGCAAAAGGATAATATCTGTTTAGCTTTCTAAAATTAATTGTTGGTTCGTTATAGTCATAATCTTGTGAGTCGTAAAAGAAGCTGGCAAAACCATTTGAACTAAGTGTTCCGTAGTCTGCCGGCAATCCACCGTAGGGCGCACTGTCATATCCGCCTGCTTGGAAACGTTTGTCTAGACTAAGCAGTGGCTCTACAACACCAAATAATCTGCCATCTTCTGTAAGTGTAATGCCTGGCGGAAGTTCCCCGTCAGCATTAGCTATGAAATATCTGAGACTGTCACCAGCAGGAAGGTCAGTGTCTGTAGCAATTAATTGGAAATCTATCAGTTCGTTATCTAGCACATAAAGTGTGTCATTTGGTCCTACAGGCAATAGTCCTGCATTAGTTTGCCATTGCGGGTCGTCTGGACCTGTTACTGCAATCTCTACAGTTCTGTCTTGGAATCTATCTTCGTGATACGCTCTTATAACTGCTGTAAAAGTTCTGTTGTAAGCAACTTCGTACACAGTACCAACAATTTTAGTGCCTTCTAACCTAGTACCAGTAGGTAACTCGCCGCTGATTAATTCTAGTTCTATCCCAGTTATGTTGTTTGCTAGCGGCAGATTCAGTTCAACTACACTTCTTTCTATCAGTGTAGTTAATCTTGAACCCGAACTTATGCTCCATAGGTTAGTGTCTACAATCATTCGTTATATTCCTTATACAACGTATTTATCGGAATATTAAATTGAACCTAGATCTACACTAAACGGAGCAGGACTTCCAAATGTTCCAAGGTTAATATCTACTGTAGCAGCCAGCAGTTCTATAATATTAGTAATGTTTAAGCTGATATTGCCTAGATCAATGTTATTAAAATAGTAAGCTGTAGCCGCAGGATCTACCCCGTTTACATTTCCAGTTAAATTTCCTACAAAACTACCTGTTGCAGTACCTAAATTTAAAATATTAAACCCTTGAGCGTCTAGATTTCCACCCAGTTGTGGTGTAGTATCTTCTACTATTTCTGATACATAATCATTAGTAATTGTAAGTGTATTACCTGTAATACTGGTAGTAATTCCGTCGCCACCTGCTATAGAAATACTAGAACTAGTATCTAGTGTAACACTACCCGTGTCTGCACTTACTGTAATATCAGTTACAACATTCGAAGCATTGATTATGATTTTTTCATTGTCAGCAGACAGTGTGATATTATCGCCACCTGCTATCTTTTTAAACTGTAGATCATAATTTACACGATTAAAGAATATGCCTTGCCCTATGTTTCCTAAGTTACTGGCAGTGGTCTGTTCATCGTCTCGTAAATCTAATTCATCAAAATTCTGATTTATTTTGATAAAGGCTTCGCGTAAATCGTCGCCAGTACCGTCGTTAGCTATCTGTCCTACATTGATTAACTGTATTGCCATTTTATAATTTACCTTCTATTAATACAACGCATTCCATGCAACACCATCGTAGAATACTGGATAAGACACTGCGCCTGCTTTTGATGCTGGGTCCCAACTTACTCCGTCAGCTGCTACTATTGTACCTGCTACAGGAGATATAGGTTCTACATTAAGTGGAGTAAGAATCATAGCATCAGAGAACATTACATAGTTTAACGCATCAACCATTACACTGCTGTCATCTGCAAATACTGATCCTTTTATATCTGTAGAGAAAGCTGTGCCCTGATCAAATAAATCATTTAGTGCATCATCTAAATCGTTTGTTCTTAAAAACCCAAGATCGTCAGTAAATTCTGACAGAAATTGTGGAGCACCTTGCAGTGCAGCATAGCTAATAAAACCTGTAGCAGCATCAAAAACTTTAGATTCATTGTTGGCTAATAGGTCGCCCTTGAATTCTCGTGCTGTTACAGTTCGAAAACGCAGTAAATCTGAGCCTATATCAACGGTATTAGTTACAGTAGGTAATACTATATCGCCGACTTCTATGATCTCAACTTCTATGTTACCAATGTCGCTGAACGGACGGAATTCTAATCCAGTACCGTCTTCTTTAACTTTAACAAAATAGTTAGCTGCACCAGCAAATGTGTTAGGGGTATCAGTAAGATCAGCAAAACTTTGTGCAACCAAACGGTTTCCATTTACACGGATGTCTGCTGCATTTATAGTACCCAGTGCTGTAATGTCTTGCACATTAACTATTGAACTTTCTCTTAGGTTAAGATTGTCGCCACTAGGCAGTTCTTTTATTTTGTTGCCATCACCTGTGTCTAATACTAGTGGAAATCTATTTGCCATTCTCAAAAATCCTATTGTTATACATATTTATCGTATCTTACCAAGTATCACCACTCCAGGCCACACGCTTCCAGATGTTACTTGCACCGTTATATAACCCTGTACAATAATAGATGTATGTAGCATCAAACGCTACCCTTCCTGGAGAATCACCTGCTACTCCTATGCTTGTGGCAGGCACAGACTGATTTAGGAATATAACTTTTTCTGATATAATCTCTGTTAGTGTGCCGCCTTCGGGATTACCTATTGCAACACTGCCGGTGCTGTTGTATCCAATAAGGATAGTTCCGCTGTCTCTGATATCTACATAATTTCCACCGCCATCTATTACTAATGAGGGAGATCCGCCGTATTCTGTTTCTATGGTCATTCCGCCTGGGAATGTTATGCTGCCGTCAGAATCAAATGTCCAAGATTTAACTGAACTATCACCAGGATTGACTGCCAATATTAATTGAGCACCACCGCCTAATTGATAGTCACTGCTTTCGATAGTTATAGGGTATGATGTTTGAATTCCACCGGCAACGTAGAAACTCCAGTAACTGCCACTGTCAATCTTGTTGGTAATTGTCTGTGGTCCGCCGCCACTGCCACGGATGATCCATCCCGCTTGAACCTGATCTGTATCTGCGGTCTTGCTTAATGCGAATACGTTTGAGTTTTGACTTGTAGCACCAAGATAGTTTGAATTAACAGTGATCTGTGTGCCCACCGTGCCTAACGTATTGCCCTGTATAGTGTTGTCATCAAAAGTGACGTTGCCTGTGTCTGCTGTTCCGCCACCTGTGTAGGCAGTGGTCTGTACAGTACTGTCTGGGAATATTATGCTGCCGTCATCGCCAAATTGCCACTGGTACCCAGTTCCTTCAGTATCTGTATAGATATTAACAACACCTGAGGCTTCCACATTGAAGTTAGTTACACCGCCAACCTCTACATTACTACCGTCTGTACGGATCACAGCATCGTTAGGTAATGTTATGCTGCCGTCTGTGTTGAAAGTCCATTGTTTGATGGTGCTGCCACCATTTGCCATAATGGTCAAGTTTGTACGTGCTACCAGTTGAGCATCACCTTCGCCTTCTTCTATTTGGAAGTAAGCAGGATCGTCGCCTAGCTCAAAATACACATAACCGTTAGTTCCGATCCTTATGCCTTTACTTACATTGAAAGTGGTGTCGTAACTCTGTAGTATAACTGTGTCATTGTTGCTACGGATAACACCCTCGCCTGGTAAAGTTAAAACACCATTAGTTCCAAACAACCAATTTTTACTATCCAGTTGCGAATCAGTGGCTCTCAATGCCACTCCCCAATTGGCCTGACCTTCCAGGCCGATGAAATTATCCTCACCGGTAGCGAACCCTACCACGCTGCCAACACCTTCTATGTTTATAGTTCCCGGAACTGTCAGTGTGCCGCCTTCGAATATGTATTCGCCGGAGGCATTGCGTATGACCAAGGGACCGTCGTTGCTGTTGATAATAAAGTCGTTGGCTCTGGTTGTGATCTTGAAATCATTATCTACGTCTATGACATGTGAGAATTCTCTGGGCTCATAGTCCGCAGTGGTCAAGATCATAGGATAACTTAACGCGGTCTGATCTTCGGCAGTGACTAAGGATATGGCAAGACCGTAGGGGTTATTAGTTTCACCTGCTACAACTTCGGTTTCGGTGCCATCGTCCCACTCAAGTATTATAGTCTGTGTGGGCGAGTAACTAGGGAATCCACTAGCATAAAATTCAAATTCAGTGCCTAAGACTATTTCTGCCGCTAACGGTTCTCCCAGCAATACCCATGAAGTGTCACCTATCTGAGATTGAATATCACCAACTGGAATAGGAGTACCATTAATAATAGCCCACACTGATGTATTAGGGTCGATAGGTGCTCCAGTGACCGAAGCCACTTCCAGTATGATTTCACCGAAGTTTGTGGGATGATTGTAGGCTCTGGCAGTAGTAGATGTAGCAAACGCCTCTACTTGAAACAATGCTCGGACCTGTGCGTTTGATTCTAATAAGACTAATGTCTGGTATGGAGCAACTGCTCCACCAGTTGAGTTAGCATATGCGTCAGTGTCGAACATCAGCTGGTAGCCGACCTGTGCGACAGTTTCTGTCTTAAATGCTGTGGCCTGTAGTGTGTTGTCAGGGAACTGTAAGTAGGGCGATCCGAGGCTGGCGTCAAAGGACCATTCGTAGCGTGTGCTTGGATTTAATGAATCTGGAATGGAGAAGTTGATGGCATTTTGATCCATATCTCCACCAAGAGTTATACTGGCATCGTTAGGTAAAGTTAAACTACCATTAAAACCAAATGTCCAAGTGTTGGTAGCATTGAGGGTGTTTGTTATAAGTTGTATGCCGCTGTCGTCAGTCTGGCCATCATTTTGATTGAGTGTTATTTCTAATGTGCTGCCGGCTGTGAGCGTAATATCATCTGCCGCGATAAGATCGATGTCTCTGCCTGATCGTAAGTCAATATCATCATTGTCAGTGGCCATACCAAATCGGTCTTCTGTCACATCTAGACCTATGGTGTTGTTGTAGTCATAGGATATGATGATGTCTGTAAGACTGCCTACTACTGCGGTAGGGTCTTGATCTATAGTTAGTTCGTAGGTTAACGGATCAGAGTTAGTTTGAGATACTAAAGTTATATTGGCCACTACTGCCTGATCGTTAGGATTGAGATTGATCTGAACATTGCTGTAGTCCCAGATGAAATCAGTGCTTCCAACATTTAATTTAGTTTCTAGTCGCTCTAACAACTGTCTAAAATATAAGCCTAAGTTAGGACTAAATGTTACTGTTACTATGTGCGGTGTGCCCGCAGTGGCAGTAATAGTATAATCTCCATTGTCATTAAAAAATTCTCTATTAAAAGTTTTCTTGGCTATGAGCAGAGCAGATTGGTTTAGGCTGTTCAATCTCACACCAGCATCGGCTGAGCCTATTTGTAACAGGGTAGGATCTTCAGCATCAATTTGCTGTCCATTTGGCAGAGTTAATATACCAGTGTTACCATAGTTCCAAATATAACTACTGCTGTCGTCATTGTTGATGATAATATTAATATCGTTGTTGCTGGTTAGACTATCCGCTGAACCAGCACCTAATAAATTTCCGGTGTCAGTTAAATCACTAATGTCTGCGGGGATAGTAGGAACGCCGCTTAACACCGAGTAAGGAATACTAGCATTTACTCCGTCTACTAATAGTGTACTGTCGTCTGCGAATACGCTGCCTTGATAGTCTCTAGGAATGTCTGCCGCAGTAATAAAGTTTGATACATCTGGGATTGTAGGAGTATCTGTTAAATCGTTATAACTGCCCGATGTAGCCACGTTGGCGAATGCGGGCTTATTTGTTACGCTGTCCCAAGTTGTGGCACCGCCTGGAGTAGCTGCTACTTGCCCATCTATTATCAATGTACCATCGTCGGTTACACTTAACGGAATCCCATCGAAATAAACTGTATTTCCTGTAAGATATAAACTACGCCACTGCTGTGTAGGCGAACCGAGATCGTAGGCATTGTCTGCGGCAGGAACAATATCTCCGCTCATTATTAAATCAGATGTAATAGTTACATTTTGTGCAATAGTTATATCTGAACTGTCTGTGGTAGTAATAGTACTACCTTCAAACTCAAAAGCACCTAGCTCTGAAGCAGCGCCGGAATATAGCTCGTCAAAGTTTTCATTTATTTTACGGAACGCTGTGCGTAAAGGATCACCGTCTCCTTTGTTAGGCGTGGTTCCTAGATTAATTGTTTGTTTTGCCATGTGTTGGTTTTCCTTTGCCCACTTGTATTCTCAGTTTTCCTGCCGCAGCAACCACTTGACGCTGCTGCGGATTTTTTGTATCTGTGCTAGCTTTAGCACCTTGCTGCACTAAATCTTTTACATAAAGTTTGTTCATTAGTGCTTGCCTACCACTACTTCTATTACACCACGTTCTGTATTTAACTTATCTTCTAGAGCTTTACCTATCACAGTACCAACACTAGGTGTATTGTTAACCATAGCATAACCTGGAACTGCACTGGCTACCAACAGATCACCTTTAGATACCTTGCCTATAACCTTACATGGCACACGACCTTGCAGTGCTATTGCTGCTACATTCTCGCCTTTGAGATGACTGTTCATAAGGTGTGCTGGATTTGTACTTACAACACCAGCTACACGATGTGTATCTTTTTCTGTGCTTACAGTAACTTCTTCAGCACCACCAAACACTAGCACTGTTCCTGGTTCATAGATACCGTCTGCTAGATAGTTTTCTGCTAAGTCAGCGTAGTATGCTTCTGTAGCAGTACCACGGAAGGTAGTAGCATAAATGTTTGCATACTTAAACGAAGCAGTACCTATATCATATCTATTATTAATATCCGGTCTTGCACCTGTTGAACTAAACACAAATGGAGCAACACTTGAACTAGTTCCGCTGTCTGCTGTAACTATAGCAACCTGCCCTGCTGTTGTAACACCAGTTCCTGCACCTATTGCGATGCCAGTTGAAGCAGCTCCTCTTTCCCCCGGTGCTTCTATAAAGCTCGAGAATATCCAGTCAACTCCCAGTCTGCTTTCGCCTGCTAGTGTTGATGTACTTTGAAGTATACTCTGTGTAACTCCTGTGCCATCAATGTTTACGCTACCAGGTATTTGTACCGTAGGATAAGTAGGACTTGCTCCGCCACTACCGCCGACAGCTCTGAGTATTTCACCCTGTGCTGGTGTTTTAAATACCACAGTAGTAGTATCTAGTGCTAGTATTTCATAGTTACTGTCACCGCCTAGTATCAAACTGTTAGCTTGTATACTACCATTTGCTCTAGTTTTTACAATACTGTTTACTTCACCAGTTGTAGTAACATTACTAATACCGTAAGTACCCTCACCTGTTTTGATTAAAGCAAACCCAGGATCACTTACAGCAGATATAACAGTTCCTGCACCAAAGTCAACATCAGCGAGGCCGCCACCTTCTTGTATAACTGTACTGAATGGTATTTGATCAATATCGTTATCTGAACTATCTCCGCTCCAGTTACCTAAAACGTTTCCGTCTTGAATACGCTGTATTTTTCTTAACGGAAGTTGGCCATTGTCTATAGTAACCCATCCATTTGTTGTAGTAAACACCTGAGGATCAAATGCTGCTACACCTAAATCAGCTTGACTAATTGCAGTAGCATTTGCTCTAGTACCAGCACTGTTTAGGTTAAGTTTGCTTTGTGATATATTGGCGCTAGCTGATACATCTGAATTTACTATACTGTTTGTTTTGAGTTGGAAGTTTAGTGTTGTGTATCTGTCTGTAACTGCACTGCCTACAACAGTAACTTCTCTGTTGGTAGTGATAACAATGTCACTGGCCGGGTTAGCAACACCGTTTGCCCATTCATCTACAGGTCCGTCTACTACTAATCCTTCTGCACCACCTAGTACAGTCACAACATCAGGATCAGGCGATAGTCCTGCAGGTTTGCCGTCACTGAATTCACCAGTCAGTGGAGTATACGTTATTTCGACAATATTACCCTCTAGTCCTGTTGAAGTTTTAACATCAACTATCTGGCCAGTTGCTCCGGTAATACTACCTGTAATTGTTTGACCTCGTACAAAAGGTCCTCCAACTACGCTGCCTGCGCTAATGATTAGTTTTTTATAACCTGTAGCAACAATAAATTGTCCTTCGTCATACTGATTGTATTCTATACTGCGTAGATCTTGCAGTTCATCTAAACCAGCGGAAGCATTGTCGACATATGCTTTAGTTGCAGCATCTGAATCTGTAGCAGGTGCTCTTAGATTAGTGATAGTATTTCCTGCTGCATTTAAATCGTCAGTCATAGGTACTGATCCGTTAGGAGCAAGTACACCGGGTCCTATTTTATTAGCTACAGGATTACCGTTAGAGTCATAGCCTAAACGTCTATTAACATATCCACGCACAGCAAGTTCTGTAGGAACAGTGTCTGATGCGTTGTCAGTCATTGCGGTATCGGTTGAAAACTCAGTAACAACAACTCCACGTTTGAATCCTAAGCCATCAACATCTGACAGTGCAATACTTGCGCTAAATGTAACTGTACCAGTACCTTGATCAACGCTAAAGAAACGTCCCACACGGAAAACACCGTTTTGGTCCGTGCTTACATAGAACACACGACCCTTACCGCGCTCGTCTACTTCGTTGGCATCGTTCTTATCAGCAGGTTCACCAAAGATAACGTTTGGATAGTTACTAGCGTTAAATCCGCCTGTACCAATGTCTAAGAAGTCATGGCCAGTTGCACGGCATGTTGAAATATTAACTGTAACGTCACCTGTAGCACCTGCTTTTAAGCCAGCTCTGAGTGTAACAACTTCGCTGCCTAACACTACTGGACTTGCTAGACCTGTAGCAGTAGCAGGATAGTTAATTTCTTCTCCTACTTCTGCAATGTCTACGATTGCATATTCGTTATCTTCTGCGGCAGGAACTTCTGTTTCTACAGTAGCAATAGTTCTAACACCTCGATAGTTGAATACATAATGCTTCTTGCCCTGCCAAGTAATAATTGGCGGCGTTTTTAAAGTTTCAACAGTCCATCCTAGTGGTCTATTAGCCTCTGGTGTATTTGTGTTATTGTTAAGTCTAAATATCTCGTTGCTGTCGGCTACTGGTAACAGTGCAATTCTCACGTCTCCGGCAGTACCGCCTTTGGTTGTTCCGCTACCAGCAAGATCTGTTTCTTGAGCTTTAGAACTGTCAACAATAAGTCTAATATAATCGTAACCTGAATCAAATCCAGTTTGTAGTGTATCGTTAGGAAGTTCTGTACCAATACTGTTTGATGTTAAGAAACTGATACTTCTATAAACAAATCCTGGATTTTCGTCGAATATTACCGCAGTACTTGGACGTATAGTTAATATGTCAGGTCTAGCCAAATCTGAGATAATGTGTGTTTGGTTTCTTCTGTACTGTATTAAAATCCCAAACGGTACTGCTTCTAATAGTCCTGTATCAGAAAATTGTGCGTCGCTAGTTGAGAAGTTAAGTTTATAAACAGTTCCACTAAACATTGGCGTTGTATTTTCAATAAAAATAGTTCCGCTAGCAGATGCTTGTGTAATTATGCCTGCACCATCTGTACTGTCATCATCATCAATTTCATCTACTAAAATAGTACAATCATTTACGCCGTCTTGTCCTCCCAGTAATGCACCACTTACAACAAAAGAATCATTCCATCCATAGCCTGTGCCGCCATTTATAATATCTACACTATACCCGTCTGTAATGGTCTTTTTAATTCTAAATATAGCACCAGCATCTGAGCCAGTTGCATCAGGGCCACCTACAAAAGTGTATGCTATATCAGTGCCTACATTTTCGTAGCCGCCAACTATGTGGTCAATTACTTCAACATTAGCAACTTCATATCTAGCAAATGCAGGACGTAGAGGATGATAAATGTCAAATTCTGATCTGTTGCTAGGCGCATCCTTCATATCATACACATGTAGATACAGATTTTGTCTTGCATTTCCAAACCCTGTACTGTCTACTCTAACTGGAACACTGTTTGCTCCTAATGATGTAACAGTTGAGTCTCCAGTAATAGGTCCAGTAATGCTTATTTGATTAGTAGTATCAAACGCATTGGCTGTATTGGTTAAGTATACTACTATAGAACCAGTACCACCAGCATCGGCTTGACTGGTATTGGCACTAACAGTACCAGTTGCGCCGGTACTGGCTTGTGTAACAACGTCACCTGCTTGTAGTACAACCGGACCCGTTAGGTATAGTACAACATCTGCTGCAAATGTTTTAGCAGGCTGTGTCATATCTTCTACTAGCTGTATGCTGTCAGGAATTTCGTTTGGATCTGAGCCTTCAGCAACCAGTCCAAACTCGCCATAGCAACTTGAACCCGTTAGTGAACGAATTTCAGCGCCATTTTTTGCATAGTAAGATACATGGCAATAATATGTAAACATACTGACCATTTCTGATAACGCACCGTTTACTGCAACAAGACCATAACCTAGATCGTTAACTTGTGTAAAGTCGTTACCTAAGATACTTCTATTACCTGCGGTTTGTAGTGTGAGAGGAATAGGTGAGCTAAAATCATCAAGGTCAACACCAGTTGATAGCAAACTGGTAACTCCAGTAAATCCTTGACCTGCATTTGAACTAGGATCAAGTATAAGTTCGGCTGTACCAAAATCTGGATCATATTGTGTAACAGCGTTAACTTGGAAGCGTCTACCGTCTATATAGAACGCACATGGAGTTTGAGGACGTCTTATAAACAAACCTTGTCCCGGTAAACTTTGTATGCTTAGTCTAAACGGTGAACCGTCTACTCTGTCTGATACTTGTACTGCCGAGTTGCCTACAAAAGCATCTACAAATAAGCCGCCGCTGAACACTTGTCTATTTCTGGATCTAGAGAAGCTAGATCCAGTTTGAATATATGGCGACTTTGTAAGAACCTGTCCTTCAGGATCTAGTACCAACATAAATCCGCCATGTCCTTGAACTGTTAAATTACGTAGGATAGTAGCATCGTTCATCAAGAACGCATCCATTTCGTCATTGCGAAGCGGTGGGTTATAATCAACATTAAATGCAAATGCTACAGTATCAATCAAGTTTTGTAATACTGTTTGTGGTCCGTCAATTTCTCTCCAGTATTCGTTGATTTCACCTACGTTAAACACACTTCCAGAAATGTGTTCTTTTGTTGGAGTATAGTAACGATCAGTTCCGGCAAAATTAAATTTAACAACTGCGCCTAGTCTATAAGTAATGCCCGATTGCCAAACAGCCGGATCACCATCGCCATTAAAGTCATCAAAGCTAAAATCAGGTGATACTCCGTATAGTGTAACTGGAGCAAGACCTCTAATAATTCTTTTTGCAATAGTAGCAATATACTGTATACCTGCCACAGTCTCTACTTCGGTTCCTGTTTCTATAGCATCAGCGTAGTATTCGCCTTGTGCTTCTAGACTAAATTCATTACCTCCATTGCGAAGGTCTTTTACCAGTGCATCTACTGTTAGTCCAACATCTCTAGCAAACTTGGTTCTACTGTAAACACCTACAATAGCAGGGTATGTAGTTTCAACATAGTTTGCAACCTGTTCTTGTATAAATTCTCTGTTGTCAATCAGTGCAAGTGCTGCTGTTTCCCACTTGCCTATATTTTCATAGCCAGCACCTGTGTTACGTAGTTGGTCTGGTTTAAGTAGATAGTGATAGCCAAAATACCCATCGACGTTACCTGTTAATGGATTTACGTATTCTATACCATTTGGAACTTTAGTTACTCTAAGAACAACGTTTGCTGCACCACCTGCTCCTAAAAGAGAATCATCTATAGTTATCAGTTCATCTTTAACAAAGTTGGTGCCTGCACCAACAACTGTTATTGCACTTACTGCACCAGATCCGTTCACTGTAATTTCAAACTCTGCACCTGAACCTATACCAGTCGATGTAAAACTGTCAACAGTATAAGTTCCTGCTGTTCTAAGAGCATCAGCAGTTGACACAGCTTCTATAGTTTCAATTGAACTTTTACCAAGTATCAATCCGTCAAACTCAGCATCTCTATAGAAGAACGTATTAGCCCAGCGTGATTGCGATACACGCAGCTTTGGACGCACAATTACACGACGGAATTCATCGCCTTTGATAGACACGTTAGCAGGAACACGGATTGGATAATCTTCTTCATAGATTCCTGATTCTACACGTATAGTGATCTGTGTTTCGCGAACAACATTTCCATATTCCAGTTCTTCACCATTTTCAAACTCAAATGGTTCTAACAGTTGTACTTCAATTTCATCTGTAGTAGGTAAGCTAACTGCTCTAGGACCAGCTTCATACTTATAGTCAATAATACGACCAATTGCACCTGAGTTTTTACCACGCACAACTTTACCTGGAATAATATCAGTATTCTCCGGGTTAGCTTGATCGATAAATCCAAAGTTACCATTAGATACATTTAGTTTGTATGTAGTTTGACCGTCAACAATAGGTGGAGCATCTAGAACACCGTCGGCTATAACATCGAGCACAATATCAAACTTAGCACCAATTGCTTCGTCTGCAGAACTGTCAGGAACAATAAGAGGTTCAATATATTGTGCAACACGAGATTGATACAGTGTAGGTGGTGCTGTGTTTGTTAAGATGTACTGTACAACCAGTGTTTTAGCATATTCGATACCAGCAATTGTTTGTACACGCTGTGATCCAATAGCACGTTGCGCACTTACACTTGAATAATATCTTATACCTGACCAACGAGATAGATAGTTGGCGTTATTACCTAGTAATGCGTCTAAACTAACGCTGTCTAGAATATACTCAACATCTCGTTGACAGATTTCTTTGCTATAGCTGTCAGCAAAATCTGGGAACGTAGCGTCAATGTAGCCTGTAACTTCTTTGGCTACAAATTCTTTGTTAGCTAAAATCAGTGTCCTAGCATTTGTTCTACCAGCAATAGGACTAGTAATACCTGCTGTAGTAATCGTTGCTACACCTGCACCGTTGTTAAAGGTCATAGTCTGCTGATACGGACCTGGCTCAAATGGAGCAGCTTCGATTAGTTCTTCTGCTTTTCTAGCCGCAGCATTGATCGTACGGAAAGCATAACCTGGCGCACGACCTTCCTTACCGTCAGGAGTAAATGTTTGCAGATCACTACCGCTAGTGCTCACATAAAGATTAACTTGACTAGAAGACGCAGCATTGTCTACATAAAGTTTAGTAGCAGCTTGCAGATCATCTGGACCGTTAGGAAGACCAGTACCTGCTAGTTCGCCCGGATGGTCGAATAGGTTAAGAGCACCAGTCATGTTATCGCCTTGACGGCGAACAGCACTCTTTCTTGGTATAGCAACATTGCTTAACCAGTTGCCCGTTAGACTTGGATCATATGCAGCGTCAGTAATAGTAAATGTTCCCGATCCTCCACTTAGGAGTATACGACCAGTACTGTTAATAGCGTCTGATTCACTGTTGTAGAAAGATAGTGTATTATTATCTACAATACGGATATAAACTGAGCCTTCGTTGGTTACACCAAACGGCGCTGTTCCTGTGGTGCGGAAGATAAATTCAGCACCGTTAAATGCATCACTTAATCCGTGATTTGGAACAGTAAAGTTACCTAAACTAAGACCAGTTGCAGTTTTTGTATACTGTGATACTGTTGCTGGTTCGTCATCTAGACGTAAGCCGCCGCCTGCAACTTCTTTTTCTTGATAGCTTCTGTCAGCATAACTTTTATTAATAACAAGATCGCCAAGATCGTAGTTTGTACCATATACTGAGTTAAATGTGTCTACTGCACTTTGGCTAACTGTTACACCAGCAATTGGTTGTGTAGCTGCGTTTAACGGCCCGCCCAGTGTTGGTTCCGGGTCATTGCTAACTCTAGAAACTAACTGGCGAACAATCAGTTTTCCGTCTACACTAAAGTCAAAACCTATAGTATCAATAGATCCATTTAGAGCGTTATCTGAAGCAAGCTCAAGCAGATTAATACCGCTACCGTCGGACTTCACAGCGGGTACTTTGTTTTCGTTACCTTCATAGGTGTCCGGAGTATCGCTTAGGTCAGTAAAATTGATCTGGCCGCCAATACCAAAAACAGCATACAATTCTTGAAAGTTTTCGTTAACTTTACGGAAACTTTCGCGAATGCTATCGCCAGTGCCGTCATTACCTTCTACACCAATATCAACCTGTTGTCTTGCCATCTATTACTCCATTATTCCATAAAATGTGGAATTGTATCCATATCAAAATTTACACTAACTCCGCAGCCACAACTTGACTTTGCGTTAGGGTTTCTTATTTCAAAGTTTGAACCTACTAGACTTTTTATATAGTCAACTTCGGTTCCGATCAAAAACATAAGACTGTGTGCGCCAACTACAAAACGTCCAGCATGGTCTGTGTGAACTATTTCGTCGCCTGGTTCTAAATCTGAAGGGTGTACTACTGTACCCCAGTCATACTCAAAGCCTGCACAGCCGCCGCCACGTATGTTTAGACTGATTGCATAACAGTTGTTTTCTTTACACAGTAGGTCTATCTGGTGTTTGGCAGATTCTGTGAGAGTGCAAATGCTCATGATTTTACCTTTCCTTATTGATATTTATCGTATGATTTTATAATCTTAATGTAAATATATGTATGTTCATTCGAGAATATACAGAGCAAACACGGCACACTAGAACCAGCAAGTTGGGCGCGGCACACGAATATTTGAGATCTAAAACATTTGCAGTGTTTCGTTGCGACAGTTGCGATACAGAATTTTCTAGACCTAGAGGAAGCATGGATCCAAAGCGTCTAAGCAACAATTATTTTCATGTGTGTGAAAATTGCGATGCCAAACGCTTTGCCCAAAAAAAAGGTGTAGAACGCAAGCAGGTCTGGAATTTACATGCTAGTAGTAGTATACCTATTTCAAAGTTATAAATTTTTTTGCAAATAGTCTATAAATAAATTTCTAAAAGGAGAACCCAATGTTTTCATGGATTAAAAACTTATTCAGTAAAAAGACTGAACCTTTACTGCTAACTGATCCCATCAAACACGAAGATGAAGTTAAAGTAACTGAAAGTCTGCCTGAACCTACCCCTATTAAACCTAAAACAGAAAAGCCTAAAAAGAAAAAAGCACCAACTAAAAAAGTTGATGCTGTTGATTTTGATTTAATGAGTAAAACACAACTTCTTGCAGAAGCTAAAAGCCGTGGTGTAAAAGCCAATGCCAGTCTAAAGCGAGAAGAACTGTTAGAAAGACTTAAGACCTCGAATTAACTTGGTTAACAAGTTGCTCAATAGTACGTTCTTGACGAGCCTGCTTTCTCTCTAAAACAGTGAAAGCGGCTCGTGTTTTTTTGAGCTGTTCTTCTAAACTGCGAACATATTCAAGTGTAGGGATCTCTCGATTAGAACCGTCTTCAGCAACCATAGTAAAACGATCGACACCTTGCGCACGTAGCCCACCTGCTACACGGTTAGGGTTTTTGTTAGACTGCGATTGGGCTGGTTGCGAACTTCTGCCATACATCTTGTTTAGATAGGTCATTATTTTTCTCCGTAAAGTATTTATGTAGAGCAATACTAGCAAGATTTTTACATTTTGACTCTACCATAATATCAGCCCATTCCCAATGACTCTGTGCCCAGTCGTTAACAGCATCATTCCACATGTAATCGCTGTGCGCTCTTAGTTTGGCTTTTTTGTATCCTGTTCCCAATAATACTTGATAATCGGGTCGTA